GGCTCAGGAGACTCAGGAGCGAAGGCCGCGTAGGCCACGGCCACGGCGGCCGCCGCCCGCGGCTGCTCGACGTTGACGGCCGCCGGGTCGGCCGACAGCCACGCCAGGAACGATAGGAGCCATTGCCACCAGTCCATCACCACCCCCGCGCGTGATTGAGGATCGGGTGCCCGTCGCGGCCGACCTGGGCGTGGACTACATAGGTTTGCTCGACAGGCTCGGGCGGCTTCTCGGCGGCCAGTGCAACCCACAGGAGCGACTTCGCCGCCCTCGCCAGGAACCGCAGCACCGGGCGGTCGGGCGGCGCCGGCGGCCCCAGCGGAGACTCGTGGGAGCCTGAGAGCCAGTAGCCCACCATGAGGGCCACGAGGGCGATCGTTGCGGTCTTGCGGTCGATCATCGAAATACTCCTACTCGCCACCAGCGCGGCCCAGCCATCCGCCGTGGTGAAGGTCACGAAACTCGAAGCCCCCCACCCCGCCAATCACGAAGCTATCGGACTGCTGCAAAATCGCTTCCGCGTCCTGGCGGGTCATCCAGAAGCTCCCATCGGGTTGATCCGGTGGATGCTTTGCCCCGCCCACCCAGCCGCCGCCCCAGGAGTTCATGCAAAGAACGCCGTCCCGCGGCTGCTTCATCGCCGGCTCGCCGTTGCGGCCGCTGTTGGCGGCGTATTTCACTGAGCACAGGAGCATGCAATGGTTCCAGGTCGAGCCCCTCGGGAGGAAGCCGTCGGCATCGCGCTGGTTTGTCTTAGCGAAGCCGACGTTTGAGCAGATCGGCACGACAAACCCTGACTCGAGCGCCGACACCAGGCTTTGCCAGTCCTCGCAGAGAGCCACGGCGCGAGCCGTATGCTTCATTCCAGCCTTTCCGATCGACTCCGGCGGCCCGTAGGCGCCCCATTCCTTCGACAGCGGAATCGAGTAGGTCGTGAGGTCGTGGTCGCCGTACTTCTGCCGGTAGACGATGCCGCCCTGCCCGGCCTTGAGGCCCGCCACCCAGCGGGCCGCGGCCGCCCCGTAGCTGCCGTCGCTCCACCCAGCAAACTTGACCGGCGGGAGCCTCGCCAGCGTGCGGCTGCCGCCGTATACCGGCTCGGTGGCGACGAGCTTGGGAGGCGCCGGCATCTTGCCGGTCGCCCAATCGACGGCCTGCGCGTAGTAGCTGCCCAGCGCCCACCCAAACGAAACGCAAGACCCGTGCGGCCCCTGGTTCCAGGCCTCGAACGGCTTTCCGTAGACTTCGCGGTGGGCGGCGTCCACGAAGCGATAGAGGTAGGTATCCTTCCCCTTCGCCTGGGCGATGCACTCGGCCCCAGCCTGCCGAAACATCGGCTCCTCGAGCTCCGACAGGAACTCGCGGACCCCATCGGGGTTGGGCACATAGCCCATCCCGCGACCGTCGCCGGCCATCGTCCGCGACCGTCCGCCCTGCAATGCCGCCGCAACGGCGAGCACCAGGAGCACGACGCCAGCAACCAGCGTCAGCGTGTTTCGTTCACTTCGTGACATTGGCGGCCGCATGCGAAATGGCACGGTAGGCGGCGACCCATTTCGCTCGCTGCTCGGGGCTCACTGGGCCGCCCGCCACCCCCACCTCGGCGTCGAGGTACTGGTGGATCGCGTCTCGGACGTGCGGCTGGCGAGCCCCCAGGCTCTCGCCACGCATCCGCCCCTCGCGGGCCGCGACCCGCAAGTCATCGAAGGCGGCGCCGCTCGTGAGCCGCGGCTGCTCTTTCATGCCATCGTGCTCGAGGCACCCGGCGATCTCCTCGCACAGAGCCGCGAGCATTTGGGAATCGCTCCCGGCCGTCGGCCCGACGAACTTGCCACGCAGGCTGAACCCCTCCGGCTGCGGCGGCGGTGCCGGCGTCGGCGATGCGGCCGGCCGCCAGGCGTAGGCCACGACCGCGGCCGCCACGAGTGCGCCGGCGGCCAGGTGCCGGCGGTTGACGGCCCCCAGGTCAAGCTCATAGGCCAGTTCGGCGATCCGCGGCCACCACAAGGCGACTGCGGCGGCAACGAGCAAGGCGGCGACGATCATCGGGCGACCCTCACGATGGGCAGGATTTGCTCGATCGCCCCGGCGGCCAGCGCCAGCACGAGCGAGCGGACGGCCGGCCGGCACAGCAGAAAAAGCGGCCACATGGGCGTGGGCACGGCCTGGTCGGCCACGAGGTCAAATAGCCTCCCCACGCCGTGCAGGACGATTTCCTTTTTCTCGGCGCCGGTCAGCGTTGTGACCGCATCGAGGGTGGAGACCGAGACCCGCAGGAGCCCGACGAGCAGCTCGCCGAACTCGGCCCACGTCAGACCATCCACGGCCGTCAGCCGGGCCGTGTTGATATAGGCGGCGATCTTGTCCACGACCTCGACGGCCTGGCCAGCCGCAACCAGCGGATGCGTTGCCACACTCACTTGACGAGCCCCTCCTCCCAAAGACGCCGGGCCGTAGCCACGTTGCAGCCCAACTCGTATGCCAGCCGCTCGAAGAACGTCACTTCTTGCTGCGGCCGCGAAGTGATGCAGCCGACGCCCACAGACCGCTTTGGTTGGTAGTGAACGTGATTGCCGCCCTCGCCAGGCGGGGCCAAGGCCTCCCGGCCTTTCGCCGAGTGCCGAAACAGCGATTCGTGCACTCTGGCGCGGGCGATCACGTCGGACTTTCTCCTACCACCATTGTACGGTTGTTCAGGTGTAGGCATGGGCGCGATGATCCCCGCGATGACCGCCAGGAGAACTAGGCGAGAGCCGCCTCGACGTGATGCCGCAATTCGGTGAGCGTCCCGGTGTTCGCAATCGTGCGATCCACAAGATGCGGGGCCAGCCCGCGCTCGCTCGCGTGCTCTGACACGCCGGGCGCGTCCGGCCGCAGCACTTCCCAAACCTGGCCACCAAGCCGCCGGATCATTTCGGCCTCGTTGTCGAACCGCAGATCGGCGACCACGACGCACGGCACGCCATCCTCGAGCATCGCGGCAATCCGCTGCTCCGCGATCGCCAGCCACACGTCCTCGCTGACGAGAGTGCGGCCCCACTCGGTGCCCAGCGTTTGCAGCAGTTGCCGCGGGCTTTTGCCGAGCCACTCGATCGCCCGCTCCTTGAAGTCGCGGTCGCGGAGCCGCTCCTGCGAAACACCGAGCATCGCGGAGATCATCGCGTAGAGCGGGTCGGCCAGCTGGATCACCTTTGCGTCGGCGATCATGCCGGCGATGAGGTTCTTTCCGCTGCCGGCTCGACCGCCAATGCCGATGACGGCCGGAGGCCGCCGAGCCGGCCTGACTTCCTCGACCGAGATCGGCTCAATCGGAAGCTCGCCGCGGACGCGGGCCATCATCGTGTCCCGCTTCGCCTTGACCGCAGCCCAGGCAGACTCGAGCGACTGCGGCGGCGACGATGCCGCCACCAGCGTCGGCTTGAACTCAGCCGGCTTGGCTGGCAAGGCAGGCACGAACCGTACCGCCTGGTTCGCCTCGAGGAACGAAGCCGGCAGGCCAGACAGATCCACTTCCGCCGGAGGGGCGGCCGCCAGCCGCGTTTCGACCGCGGCCCGCAGGGCCGCATTGTGGGCTTCTAGTTCGTGGATCGTGCTCAACAGTCCCTCCCTTTCCCGGATTAGCCGTGCCGTGTGAGCGGCCAACGTGCCGCTCGTGCCAGCGTCCCAGCAGCCTTGAAACCGCCGAGCGTCTTGCAATGCCTTGGCGATGTAGTCATCCGGCAACCTTTCGGCCATCGCCGCCTCCCATCCTGGGGCCGGCGACGTGCATCGCAGCCAGGCCGCCGGCCGCGTCGTACACGAACGCTTCCATCGCCTCTCGCTGCCCCACCCAGCCGTTGGTGGCGTGGTAGTCATCCGGCGCCGACAGGCTCGGGGCCACTCGCACGAGCACCCCCTCGATGGTCTCGATCGGCCGCGACCACTCAGCCGCCTGGTGGTGAAGGTGGCCGGTATGCCACTCCCGGTACGGGCATTTGCTCCAGGCCGCCGGCTGCTCGAGGGCCATGAGTTGCGGCAGCTTTTTCTTCGCCTTGTGCCCGTGGGCGAACCCCAGGAGGTTACGGCCGTAAGCCATGTATTGCCGTCCGGTGTAGGCGCTCGACACGGTCACGCGGCCGTCGCGGCGGAACCGCTCGGCCATGATCCGCTGGAAGGCCCACGAGAGCGTCTCGTCGTGGTTGCCATTCACGACGAGCGAATCCACCGGGGCGATCTTTGCCGCCCTTTCGGCCACCGCGAGAAGCGAGTCGCACCCCATGGCGATCATCTTCTGGAGCCGGCCGTCAGTGCTGCCAGCCAACGGCGTGCCGCCCGTCGTCGTCAGGGCCGGCGTGTCGGCGTGGAACAGGTCGCCGAGGTAGGCCACCAGGACGCGGGCCGGCTTGTACCGCGCGCAGGAGTCGAGCAGGCTCGCAGATGCGGCCTCGAGCCGCCCTGCCGCGATCGCCAGGTCGTAGTCGTCGTGGCCCGTGCCGTCAGACCAGGCGTATTTCCCGAAATGATTGTCGGCCACGACGAGGACAGCGAAATGCTCGCCGGCCCGTGGTTGTGGTTTCTTGACGGCCGGCCTGGCGATGCCCGTGGCGCCGGCAATCATGGCCTCGACCACCTCCCGCGTGGTCGGGCCGCCCTTCGGCCGCAGCCGGACGTGCACGCGGTGCAGTTCGGTGACGACGGGCTCGCCGGTCTGCTTGTCGGCCGTCAGCCCTTCCCACGCCGTCGCCTCGCTCGAGGCCACTTCGAATCGCTCAAGGTCGGCGCCGATATGGGCGAGCAGATCCTCGACGGTGCGGATACGGGCTGAGACGCTCCGCGCTTCCACGCCTTCCGGCGTTTCGCGCTTGGTGACTGTCTCGATGGTCAGGCCTTTGTCGCCGGCGATGGCCGCAGCGAGCTTGGCCGTCACGCTCTTTGGAGCCACGCCAGAATCCCCTGAGTGCCAACGTCCGCGATCCCCTCGGCCTTGAGGTACGCTGAGATTTCGCGGGCGGCGGTGTTCCTGGCCGAGCCCAGTTTGCCAGCCAGCCAGGCCTCGCGGATCTTCTCAACGACGGCGGCGTGCTCCCGCGAGAGCCCGTCGTGCCACCGCTTCGGCTGGCGGCGAGCGGCGATGGCGGCGGCTATCGACTCGATCGGGTCGCTTGCTTTTCGCATCGTCGCGCTCCGTCGCAATGCCGCTACCGTGCCACAACCGCCCACGCCGTCAATCCCAGTTCCGCCTACGACAAACCGATCGTCTTGCCCAAGCTGTTCAGTGCCTCCCGCCGCTGTTTGCACCCGCACGGCTTGCCCACAGCTCGCGCCACCCGCTCCTCCGTCACGCCCACCGCCGCGAGCCCTGCCGCCACGCGGTCGCCGAGCCCCGGCCGCGGGTAGTCCGCGTGCTCGGCGTCCACCTGGAGCGTCTTGCCGTCGTCAGCGACGACGCAGCGTTCGCAGCCCTCGGCCGTCTTGCCAGCCATGAGGCAGCGGGCGGAAAACCACGCGCGGGTGCAGCGGCGGATCAGCATGGGTACTCATCCGGCGGCGGGTCGGGAACGAACGTGCCGGCGGCACCGCCGTCGTTGTAGGAGCAGTCGCTGAACGTGGCGGTGCCGGTCACGTCGCCTCGGTGAATGGTGTCGTCGTTGAAAGTGGCAGAGCCGGAGACGAGTCCGGCCGCAGCGTTTACTGAACTGTCGTTGAACGTGGCGGCGCTGGTGACGGTGCCGGCGTTGCTCGTCGTGCCGTTGAACGTGGCGGAACCCACGGTGCCGCCGTCGTTGCAGGCGTTGTCGTTGAAGGTGGCGGTTCCATTCACGTACCCGAAGTTCACAGAGTCGACGTTGAAAGTGGCGTCTAACTGGACAACACCTGAGTCCCGGTTCTCAGATGTGCCGTTGAACGTCGCGTTGCCATCAACCTGGACGAGGTTGCTCGCAGATCCGTTGAACGTAGCGTCACCCTCTACCAATGCGTTGTTGTACGAATCGCCATTGAACGTGGCATTGCCTTCGATGGTGCCGGCGACTCCGTTGAACGAATTGTTGTTGAATATGGCGCTCCCGGTCACCGTGCCGGCTTCGTTGCTGGCCGTGTTGTAAAACGCCGCGTTGCCATCGACGGTGCTGCCCTGCATGGTGGCGGTGTCGTAAAACTCCGCATTGCCGGTGACGAGGCCAGAGTGTACCGACGTATCATCAAACCTGGCGTCCCCAGTGACCACGCCGTCCTGGCCGTTCTCGCCGTCGCCGCTGAACTTCACCAATGCGTTTACTATCTCCCCGTTGTTTCTCCCGCCGCCGTAGACAAAGGCCTCGCCACTCACAGTCACCACGCCGACCACGCCTTCGCAGATCCCGTCTCGCTCGATTGCTCCGTAGCAGTGCAGATCTAGCACGCTCGCGGCCACGTTGAACTCCGCACCGGCTTGAATCGTCAACTCGCCTATCGAGATCGCAACGGCCGTCGAGGTCACATTTGCCTCGACGGACACGTTCGTGCCCACGCCCGGCAGCGAGCCGGCGGGCGTCAAACCGTTGGCGTCCTCCCAGTTCAGGAGGTTCGTCCACTCACCGTCGATCGCGCCGGTGAACACCTCGCCGGTGCCAGGCTGCGGGTCGCGCCACGCCTGGCCGTCACCGCCACCGGCGGTCAGGTCTGGACACGGATCGCACTCCTCGATCCCGTCATCGGCGTTCTGCTGATTCTTGCACCGGCACGGCCCTGGCGGTTGCCACGGGCCATCGAGCGGCTGCGAGGGGTAACGACCGCCGTCGCAAGGCGAGATAGTCGCGGACCATGAATCAAGCGTGTCCCACGCCTCCTCGCTGCAGCCCAATAGTTCCAGCAAAAAACTGATCTCGCCAGTAGCCCAGTAAAACAGCGGCGTAAAAGGGCTCGGCAAATCTTCCAGCGAGGGAACGACCGTCTCGCACTGAGGGCCGCCAGTCGCGACAACTAGCCCCTTCGCGTAGACGTTTCCGTCGGAGTCGGTGATGCGCCATTCGGTCGGGAAACGACACGGACACCCGTCTTGGTCATCGCAGCAGCACGCCACGTCCGTCGCCAGTGAACCGGAGACGGTCAAGAGATCGCCGTTTTTCACAACCAGCGGCACTGCGTCACTCCGGCGGCGGATCTTCTTCTGGCGGCGGATCTTCTTCTGGCGGCGGATCTTCCTCTTCTGGCGGCGGGCAGTCGGTCGTGCCAATCTCCGTCGACTCAAGCGACGAGTTCGCATCTGGGAATGTCCAGATCTCGTTGCGCGAGAACACCAGGCCATCTTCGCCTAGCGACACTGCGGTGAGCACCGTGATCTTCGAGAGGCTGACCCACGCCAGGCACCCCGCGTTGTGCATAAGCACTTGTGGGCCTAAGCCAACTTCAATCGTCGTAGTTGCAACGCTGTCGTCGAGTCCTTCCTCGGTGAGCCGCTCGGCCAGCGCGCATTCGCCATCCCCCGAATAGACGCCGGCCTCGACCAGATACCAGGAGCCGTTCTCCGCTTCGCCTACCAGAACGAACGTATTCGCATCGACCGGCTTGGTCTTGTTGACGGCCACCACCGTTTCGCCGCTCGACTCCTCCAATGGCGGCGTGCCGTCGTGCCAGACGTCGAGAGTGGCGGCAGTGTCGATCTCCCACTCGCTGGTCGTCTTGCAGAGCTTGATCGCACCACCGCCGCCGCCGCCGCGAGCAACTAGCGCCCAGTTGTCGTCCTCCCAAACCACGACGGCATCCTCGAGCTTGTCGAGGTCTTCTTTCTTGACTTGCACCGCACCCGCAATCGCCACCCGGCCAATCTTGTTGCTGGCGATCGGCTCCAGGGCCACGCACCACTTCTCGGCCGACTCGTCGATCTCGTCTCCGGTCAGTACCGGCATCGTGGCAAACTGTTTCGTCGGCGGATCTTCGTCGCTGGCCGTTGGGGTGATCTCGACTCCGGTGATTTCCATGACGCCCCAGCGCGGCACAAGCGAGCCGGTGGCGTTCCGTGCGTAGACCCATGTGTAAGGGGCCGAAAGGCCGGGTCCGCCTTGCCCACCGAATCCGGTTCCGGCCCGCATTTGCCGGTTGATCCAGTTCACCTGCTCGGCCGCGAGGGCGAGAGGCTGGCCTGGCCGGACTGAAGATCGCGGGTCCATCGTCACTGGCCCCCGCCTGGGACGCCGGGCAGGCCGGGCTGCGGCAATACACCAGTAGCGCCGGCGCCGATCGGCCGCGAACCGATCCCGAGGCCCGCCCAGTTAGCCTTGTGATAGACCCGGCTCTTGTAGCCCGCCACAGGCCTCTTGATGATTGTGTCGGCGTCTACTCCATCCTCGTACAAAATCCAGAAGTGCTCCCAGCCTTCTTTCTGAATTCCACCACCGTAGCCGATCCACGGGTAGTAGTCGTCGTCGTTCGGCCTCGCCTCGAACTCAAACGTGATGGCGACGTATGGCTGATCCTCCTGCCACTGTCCGCGGGCGCCAAGAAACAGAGCTTCGCCGGGATCAAAGCAGCGAAATGTGTTTTGGTTGACTGTCCCTGTGAGCGAGTAAACGGCGGTAAGGTAGTCACACTTCCTCGCATCCTGGGCCGGCATGATCCAGGTTTCGCTGTACCGCATCGCAGGACGCACAACGTCGATGCCCTGGACCGAGGTTCCGACGACGTTGATGGCACCCTCAAAGTCCGGCGCCTCCGCTGGATACCGCCACTGCGAAATCGCCATCGTCATGTGTTCGCGGTTGCCGGTCGTGTCCCACGCCACGCTTCCAGGGGTGAACGGCGGCGGCTGGCCGTTGTCGTCATTCCCCTGCGCTGGTTGGAGCGTCTGGTAGGTCGCCACAACGTCGAAATACCCGTTGCCGACGCCGGAGACTGAAAGCGCAGATCGCACCTGGACGCCAAAATTCCCCTGGACGTACATGGGGCAATACGGCTCCATGGTCGTCACGCACTCATCAAACGATTCGCAGACGCCCACCACATAACGCCGGCGAATCTCCCACTGGACGGCCTGCCCGGTTTCCTTCGTTATCGACCCGCTCATGCTGTCGATGACTTCGTAGACGTTGCTCATGCGTAGGCACCCCGCACCGTGTCGAGCTTGTGGAGCATCCGCTCGAGCATCTTGCCGTTGGCGATCGTGGCCGCGGTCGTGGCCTTGCAGGCCTCGGCCACGGACGCAAGGCCGCTCGAGATCGCGGGCGTGGACTGCTGGCTCGCCCCAACGCTGCGGCTACCGGCGGCCGCGGCCTCGGCCGCCCGATTGACGGCGGCCTCGCGGCTGGCGTTCTGCATCTCACGCATAGCATCTTCGAGCGACATCTGCGGGCCTTGCTGGCCGCCCAATGCGTCGAAAGCCTCTTTGGGCGCCCACCAGGGGAGGTTTTGCGGCGCGTCCACCATGGGCGGAACCGGATTGGCTTCCCCCTTGGTCACGTCGATGACCTGGCCCTGCGGGTCTCGCGGGTTTTCGTTCCATCGCTTCACGAGCTGCTCGATGCCGTCCGCGGCCCGCTTGGTGTTGTCTGCGACCTGTTGCAGTTCGTTCAGCTCCGGCCCGATCCCAAGCATCGTGGCATCGCCGAACGTCCCGGCCGACACGAATTTCTGCTGCTGCGCGACAGCCGGCGGCTTCCCCTGCATTGGATCGCGGAACTGGTCTGGCTTGGCGGCGTTTTGCGGCGGGAGCCGGTTCCTCTCGGCCTCTCGCTTCTTTTCGTTAGCCACCTCCCAGCGGGCCAGCTCGTCGTCCACTTCCTTGATCTTGCGCAGCGTCTCGTCCAGGCTTTCGCGGCGAAAGGCCGCCGCAACCCAAATGCCAGCCTTCTTCCAGGCCGCGGCAATCCGCATCCCCCAAACCTCGAGGTCTTGGAAGCCGTTTGTCATCTTGTAGGCGAACAGCGCCACGGCGGCGATCGCCAGACCGATCGGCGACGTGAGCGTGGCGAACACTACTGCCAACCCCTTGATCCCAAGGGCGGCGATGATGGCCGCCGCGCCGAGGAGCACCATGCCGGCGGCCACGGCGGCCGCCCCAATGGCGAGTTCGGGGAATTTCTGGATTAGGCCGGCGGCCGCATCCATGATCCGCACCAGGGCGTCAGTGACTTGCACGAGTCGGCCCTGGATGGCTTCCCCGAAAGCGATGGATACGCGATTGACGGCGGCCTGGAGCCGCTGGAACTGCCCGGTGATGCCGGCCATCATTATCGAGAACTTCTCCGACACTGGCAGAGCCTCCTTCATCTGCCTGGCAATGTCGGCGAACCCCTTTTCGCCGATGTTGGCGAACGCCGTGATAACTTTGATGCCCCGCTGCTCGAACACGTCTACGAGCGCGTCCTGGGACATCATCAGCTCCTCGGCATTGCCGCCCATCTTGCCGAGAGCGCGCTCGAAGACGCCCGCAATCTGCGCCATCGGGAGCAGCCGCCCCATTTCGTCGCGGAAGTCCGTCACGCTCAGGCCGAGCCTGCCCAGCGCTTCCTTCGCGTCGTCTGTGGGGGCGACGAGCTTTGTGAGCATCGTCTTGATCGCCGTGCCGGCTTCCTCGCCAATAATGTTCGACTTCGCCAGCGCCGCCATGGCTTGCGAAATACCGAACAGGCTTTGATTGAAGGCCTGGCCGGCCGAGCCGACCTGGGAAAACGACTCGATCATGGCCGCGATTGACGTTTCGCTGGAGTCGGCGGCAGACGACAGCGTGTCCACGGCTTCCTGTGCGGAAACGCCGAACACGTTCATGGAGGCCTTCATAAACACGGCGGCCCGCTCGGCGTCCACGCCGGAGATCCTGGCGAACTCAACCGCAGACTTGCCGGCCCCGTTCAGCACGTCCTCGACGCTCATGCCGGCTTTGGCGAGCTCGAGAAACGCCTGGGCGATCGTGGCTGGCGCGGCCCCCATCGACTGCGACAGCGACAGAGCCTCGTCGCGGAGCGCCTTGACCTGGCCTTGCGTCAGCCCGGCCGCAGCCTGCATCCCCAGGAGCGCGTCCTGGAAGGTGGCCGCCTGGCGGGCGGCCATGACCAGCGGAGCACCGAGGGCGGCGCCGCCGAGCGACAGGCCCGTGCCGACCCGCTGGAGGGTCTGCGAGACCTGTTGCATCTTCGCCTGGACGCGGCCCATCGCCTGCTGGAAGGCGCCGTCGCGGGCGAAGATCTCGACGTAGGCGGCGCCAGCACGAATCCCGGCAGCACTCATCGCTCACCGCCTGGCTTGCCGCGATTTGGGAACAGCGACCGCAGGAACTCTGGGCTCGCCTTGGGCAGCGGCGGCGAGTCCATGAAAGGGTGGTAGTCGGCCGGCCCAGGCGTCCGGCTGCTCTCAGGATCGGAGTGAATCGCTGCAAGCATGGCCATGATCGAAGCCGTGTGATTCCAGGTTTCGTTTGCCCGGCCCCAGGCCATCCAGTGCAGCTCTTTGAGGGTGTATGGCCAGGGATCTACGCCGCAGACGCCGGCGAGCTCGAAACAGAGCTCGTAAGGATCGACGCGGGGTCCGGGATCTCCTCCATCGCCTCGATCGCCTCGAGGGCTGCGGCGGCCCCGGCCTCGCTCTTGGCCTTGTTCGCCGCCTGGGCCTTGTCCATCGCCTTGAGGAGCACCGTCCTCCTCGGCTCCTGGAAAAAATTTGCGATTTCACGCAGTAGCGCCTCCGCGCCCTGCTCCACGACGGTGCCGTCGATGCAGGAGAAAAAGGCGTCTAGCGACCGGCCGGCCTGGTCGAGCTGCGGCTTCACGACTGCGGCGAGCACTTCGGCCAGCCGCACGTCGTCGTGGAACACGTCGGCGACAGCCGCCGGGCTCGACACGAGGGCCAGAAGGTTGATCCCTGTTTCTTCGCGGACCCGCTTGATGGTGCCGACGTTGACGGCCAGCGTCCACTCCGCTCCGTCTGTGGTTTTGAACGTGCCCATCACTGATAGCAATACTGCTTGAACGTCACTTCGTGGGGCACGACGCCACCCATGGGGCACCCGATCTTGATTCCTGACACGACGAACGGGCCGCGCACGAGCCCGTCGATCTGTAGCGTCATTGGCTCTTTTGGGTGCGTCCTGAGGTTTGTCCAGAACTGCCCAACTTCATTCGGGTAATACAGCGTCACCGTAAGCGATGCGTCGATGACCGTCGGCAGCGTGGATGCGTATTTGTGATTCCAGCCGGTAATGTCAATCGTCCGCGTGGACATTTCCACGTCCACCTCACGCACCCCCTGGAGGGCCGTGTCGTTCACGCGGAGCGTCTGGTTGTGCCCCAGCTCAACTCGAACCGGCACGCCAACCTCCGGTCGTCAGGCTTGGGCGACGAGGCCGTATGAGATGGTGTATTCCACGATCCCGCGCGGATTGACCGTCTCCGAGATCGACAAGACGCAGGCGTCCAGGTCCGTCGGCAAATCCGCTACGCCGCACGTCCCGGTATCCCCAACGGTTGCATCGTGAGCCGTGCACACCACGTCGATCGTCACGTCGGTCAGGCCGGCCATGTATTCGGCCTCAGTGATCGCGGAGGCCTTGAAAACCGTCACGTCCACCTGGTCGGCGGTGACGTTGATCGTCACGTCTTTGATGTCGTCGTTCTCGACGCCAGGAAGGTCAGCGACGGCGTTGCGTCCGAGCTTGTAGGTCGTTGCTGGCATGGTGCTCTCCTGTGCGTCAGGTGCGGTATTCGCCGGGGCCGACGGTGATCTGGTCGCCGGCCGCAGACTCGCCGCCCGGCTTGAGTGTCAGCTTGTAGGTGATGACGCCAGATTGCGGCTCCTCGCGGGTCGCACCCATGCAAATAAGGTTCATGGCAGAACCACCGGCGAGCGTGACCGCGTATTCGTTTCCGACGATGAACGTCGTCGTGGCGGTCGCCAGGACCGTGCACTCGAAGGTCGTATTGGAGAACCCGGCGGCCGTGAGCTTGATGGGCTTTGAGTGCTTGCGGGTCGTAACGTCGATCCGCTCGCCCTCGCGGGTGACGGTCAGCTCCGAAACGCCCGTCAGGCCGGAAACCGTGTAGTCGCGGCCGAGCGTGTAGTTGGCCATCGTAGCCCTCGTGGTCCGACTCGCGGTGCCCGTTGCACCTGTACGTCAGTATACCATACGAGCCTAGAGCCCGCGGCGCGTCGCCGAGAACTTGCCGGCGAACATTTGGGCGATCTTGGGCCGCGACTTATCTAGTGCCGGAAGCATGAACGGCCGTGCCGGATACTGGGCAGCTTTCGTTCGTCCGGTCGGCACGAACTGCCCGCCCGGCGGCTCGTGCTTGGTCGCCCACTTGCTGAGCAGTTGGACGTACCGGAGCTTTTTGTTGTGCCAGGCCTGCCTCTGGGCACGGGTCGGCTGGAAGTAAAATTCGATGAGCGTCCGGCGGCCGCCGAACTCGTGAAGGTTGGCAATCAGTGGATCCTTGCCCTTTGCGGACGGGCCTACCACCGCCGAGGTCAGGCTGGGGTCCATCGCGTTATAGAGATTGCGGCGGAATCCCAGCATGTGCGTGCTCGGGACGTGTGTGTGCGGTGGCGTTCCCGGTGGAGACGGCGGCCGGTTCTGGATCTCGGCCATGCGGATCTGCAAGGCCCGTTGCGTCGATTGCCGCAGTCCTGGCGTCTTGAGCAGAGCGGCAATCGGCACGTTTGGGTTGGCCGCCATGATCTTGAGTCGTGGCCTGGCAGCGCCGACTTTTCTGATCGACTTAGCCGCCGTTCTCCGAACCAGGATCGAGGATCGCCAGCAGCCTTCATGTTTGAGGTTGCCGAGTGCGTTTTTGACCGCCGCCCGGTCAAAGAAGTACCGCGTCTGGATCGTCACCGGCACCCGCGGCATCCGCAGGCCCAGGCCTGGAAACAGCGATGGTGCTCTGGTCGGGAAGATCATTCAGTCAACGCCGGCAGCTTGTCTCGTGGAATCCAGAATGTCACGTCGGTTTGCGACAGGAACACGTTCCTGTCTGCTAGCGACTGCGGGTCGAACGGCATCGAGATCGAAATATCAGTCCAATCCGCGTGCTCGATATTGGCGAGCGTCAGGTGGTACGAACGGATGGCGTCCACGATCTGTAGGTTCAGATCCTCGAGGTCGGAAATTTCCCCCTCGGTGCCGACGTGCTTCGCCATGACGATCGACACTGTCACTTCAAAGAAGTCCGCCCCGCGCGGCTGGCGGTCGTCCTGGTTGACCTGGATTTGACCCGGCACGATGGAGATTTTGAGCGTGCCAAGATCCTCGAGGCCGTAGTCGGCCATGCGGCGGAACGATGCTTCCACTGACTCGTATGGGTCGGCCCACTCGTGCTCGGCGATGGCGGCCGCCAGCTCAGTGCAGACGTTTCTGGCGAGGTGCGGATCGGCTGGCATGGTCAAGTCTCCTGGGCTGGCTCCGGCTCTGGCGGCAGCATCGCAATTACGGCGTGGTCAACGCATCAGCCAACTGCTGCCCGACGCTGGCGACCGTCGCGCAGTTCGCCAGCCTGCCCGACGAGAAAGCCGACAGCGCCGACGCACAGCCGGCCTCGATGTCTGCGGAACCCACGGCCGCCGTGCCGACAGTTGCGTCTACGGCCACGCCGACCAGCACGCTCGCGGCCCCTGGCACGGC